CTTGTTTACCTTTTATATTCAAATCTCTAGTCAAGTCCATTACATATGCTCTACCAAGCCACTGTTCATTGCCAGGGTAACTAATTCTAAAATATAATAAAGTCTGATTACTTACATATGATAACAATTCATCATAGCCAATTTCATTACTACCATACCCATCTGAAGCTATTGCTGTTACTGCAAAGTTACCTACGCTAAACGTCATTGGCAGTTGCTCCTTCACCATTCCTACTGTTTCAAACGAAGTTATATCTTCGTAGCTTAAAGCAAAATCAGGCCCGTTGCATTCATATGCAAATTTTACTACTTTATAATTAGTACCATCACTACTCAATTCTACCTTTGTACCTTTACCAATTATTCCATAAAGTAAATCCGGTAATACTGAAGGTACTAACGAAACTCCTGTATTCTTTTCAATCTCCCCTGTTAACTGTAATGTTATCTCATATGTCATTACCTCTGTAACTACACACGTAATAGGCATTTGTGAAATATATGCTTTAAAAGTATACTCTTTGTAACCTGTATCTGTCTTAAAAGCAATTAAAAATTCATTCAATGTCTTACTAAACATCAAATTTAAATATTTGTTATATTCACTACCTAAATACTGCATTTCAACTGTAAACTCTCCTGCTGCTATCATTCCAGCCTGAAAACTGTCAAAATCACCAGCTACTCCATACTGCGTTATATCTAACTCATCTGGCGATGCTGACGGATATCCTATATTTCTCGCACCAGCCATGTTTACATAACTGCTGCCTTCTTTGATACATAATCTCGTATCTTTCCCTATTAAAATTTTTGTTGCCATATTTTTTATTGTTTAAAAATTTCTAAATTAAAATTAACCGCAAAACATTTTAGCAAATTGTTATATTCATCTTGAAAGTCATAACTAAATATATCAGTCGTTTGCTCAACCTGTATAAATTGAATATTACCATACGTTGTACCTTCTAACTGTTCTAAATAATTAATTACATTGCTAATTAAATTATAGCTGTCATCATACTTATAATCTCTCGTTGTAATTTGTATAGACGGTCTTCTAAATTTACTACCATCAAATGTAAATTCCGGACTCCTGCCAGCAGAATCAAAAACTACAACACACTTTTGTGGTGTAACAGGCATTATATTTACATATGTATATGTAAATCCTTTGCTAACTAAATAGTCTTTTATAATACCTGCTATACCTGTCATTTGCTATGCTTCTTTAATAATTCTTTAAAATAATTTTCGTTGCTAACTATATGCGTTTCAAAATACTTTGCACCACTGCCAGGTTCTCTAAAACGTCTATTTACAGCCTCGTGCACGTATACAGCATATTCTGCAGCAAAGCCAATAACAGCTGTCGGTTTATTAATAGTATAAGCAATTCTGCACTCACTTTCACACCTGCTAATTAAATTATTGTCTTGCTTTGCACCCCTTCCATCTTTTCTGCCTTTGCTATAAGTAAAAAACATACTATTTCTTAAATTGCCAGTGTCTTTTGGCACTGTAGGAGTAACAGTCATAGCATCTTGCCTAACTTTAGCATAGAATTCAAAAAACACCTTGTCGGTCTCGCCTTTGTAATCTACGAGATATTTATTTATATCTTTTATAGCACTCTCTATGCCTTCTAATCTAACTGTTACAGCCATACTTCATAATATTTAATGTTACTACTTTTATCAGTGTGCTCTGCAACTTGCAAAATCTTATAGCAGTTAGCAAGTTCTAACGGTGAACTAGTAAATGTTTTATTTGCTCCTTTTACTAAAAAGCCACCAGCGGTTACTGTGCTTTTAGTATACAGTTTTGTTTTAGCTTCACTAACTATTTTATCATCTTTCACTATATTTACAATCACTTGCTCACTTTTGCATTTAATCGTTATTCCAGTGCTATAACTAAAATCACCGTTGTTATCAATGCCGCTGCTAGCAAAGTATGTCCAATCCTCATTACAAATTACATCTATAAAAGTATCAATACTGCTCATGTTACAATGAATTTAAAGTTACCTTTCTTTTTATCTATATCTGCTAATGTACCTGTGTAATCTAAATTACAAGCCATCTGTCCATAAGTAGTCGATTTTAGTCCTATCTCATTTATATCATTATATTGTAAAGTTAGTTCACCTATCTTTTCTGTAGTAGTCTGCCTTTCTATAGTTATAGCAATAAAGTGTGCAGCAGTGTATTTCTCAATTTCTGCTAATAATTCATTATCATTTATTTTATTTTGCAAATATACATTTACAAAAACGTTTGCATCTGTTATAAACTTACTTATTACATCATCTGCTAACGTTGTCTTTATTATAACTTTAACATCTGCTGCACTTACTCTATTTGCCATAATATATTATTTTTTTTTGTTTACTGCTTTTGCTGTAGTTACTTTTTTAGCTGTTGTATCACTTTTAGCTTCTCTAATAGTATCTTCAATACCTTTGTTATCTTCTACTATCTTAAAAAATTGTCTAAAAATAATCGGTATTTGCTCTATGCTCTTAACATCTATAACATCCCCATTGTGATACTCCTTGCCTTTATATACGTAACTTTTAGCTGTTAATTTTAATTTCATAACATTACTTTTTTATTTATGCATGTGTACCTATAACTATTCCACAATTCCCTTCATAATCACTATAAACTGCTGGAACTTGCATTACAAACGATAACATTTCAAAGTTCAAACCTCCTGCATTCATAATCTGTACAGTTGTTAACTCCATACCATTTATAAGTTCTATAGTATCATTTGTCATTTGCACGAGAGCTACAGTGTCTGCTGGCAAAAAATCACTAACAATAACATCCTTTATTCCTCTAACTTCTTTAATTCTATTGAGCAAAGATATGTATGCTTTAGTTGTTGCATCTACTCCATAGTCATCGTCTAATCTGCCTTCATAAGTTTGCGAAACAAATAATATCCAAGGTCCATAATGTTTATCTTTTGTCGATAGCTGTTTCATTGCTTTTATATCATCTAAAATATCTGCAGTAGTTGTACCTGGTGCATTCCAATCATGTAATGTTGCTATTTTATTGCTATCATTAAAAGAAATTATGCTATCTATCTTTTTATCATCTAATATAGTAGCCTTTGCTCCAAACATCATACTTTCTAACTTTTCTCCTATCTTTCTTGCTCCTACAGTTGCACCTTTCAAATCAAGAGGTCTATTATATACCCTTGATGTCTGTAAATCTCTAATATCAAAGCTCCAACGCCAACTTATTACTGGAATAGGTATACTTGCAGTCTTTACTGCTTGTTTATCAGTCTCATTAGTAACTTTAAAATTCATATTTACTTCAGCATCATGCCCATCATTTGTTTTGGTGTGCTCAAGGACATGGCTTGCAAACGGGTTTGCAAGATTATATACTAGTCCTAATTCTTTTAATTTAGCTATACCAACTTGTCTGCTAGTAGCTATTTCTCGCAACCTTGTATCTATAGCTTTCCACTCCTCTGGAGTAAATATAGCCATGTCATTGTCTATAATCTTTTGCGTGTAACTCTTAGGGTCTTTTATATCTCCACCTTTATAAACACTTATCTTTGCTCTACCATCTTTATCTATATACGGTCTATTGCGTGTAATTGCATTATAATCACTAAACAAAGTGCTGTTATCAATTTTAATTTCCATTTTGTACCTCCTTTTTATTTTATAATATTATTACTCTTGCAAACCAAATTCCATTTTCAACTTCCTCTGCGTTATCTAAAGCTATAGCAGTTACACCATAATTGCTAATTGTTAATCCATTAGCCACATCTGCATATGTAGTCCCAGTAGTTATAGCGGTGCTAGTACCAACTGCATTTGCAACGTTTGCTTCTTTTAATAAACCAGATCCATTTGATACTAATTTATCTCCTACAGCTACTCCACTATCAACTCTTGCATATATAACATCACCAGCGTTAGCAAAATATACGTGCGCAGTACCGTCTGCTTCTGCTTTGTCTAATATAGTTTTACCAAACGCTTCATATTCAGTCATAAAGCAAGTTTCCTTCAAATTATTAGCATTTGTGTTTTTTTGCAACTTAATTACTCCATTTTCTACTGTTAACTCTACCAACATTCCCGGATATACTTCTTCTTTGCATAAAAATTCGCTCTTTATGCCTTTGCCTTTTAATACTATTGTATTTTTCATATTTACCTCCTTTTTTTACAATGTTAATA